GACTGAGCTATAACAGCATGTGGCGACCCGGATCAGGCTCGAACTGACGACCTCTAGCGTGACAGGCTAGCGTTCTAACCAACTGAACTACCGGGCCAAGCCCTTTCGCGCTTTGCATCAGGCGTTACCTGACCGCTGCAACATGACTAATTATACTGGATTATACCCCAACTGTCAAGCACTTTTTTGATTTTTTTGCCATTTTTCTTGTGTTTCGCGCATCAGCGTCAATAAAGTTTTGGGCGGGTGCTCTTGTGCTTTCCTCTGCTGACCACGGCCATGCCGCAGCGTTAATTTGCAGTTGCTCTTTCCCGACTACAACATTTTTTGTTACAGCGTTAATGTGCAGAAAGCCGCCGCGTCATCATCGCGCAAGGCCACAAGAGCTCTTTCGTTATTTTCAAAATCGTTTGGCTCCATTTTCTCTGCCCCAAAAATGCTGCTGCTTTCCATGGGCAGCCTGCTGCAAAAGCGATGGTCCCATCCCACAGTTCATGGCCGGGTGCCATTACGATAATTTTCTCCAACTTATTCTCCTTGAAACCCTTCGGATTTTAACGAATCGAACCGCAAACAAAAAGCACAGCAGTTTTTCGATACATCTGTATCACAACCGCTGTGCTTTTGGCAGGGGTAGACCGCTGCCGGCCGTATGCGAAAAATTTTGAAGTTCCGAAAACGGCATTGTTTCGATGGCTTTCGGGATGGCGGAAGGGTTCAGGCGGGCGGGGTTCAGGATAATGCGCAGGCGGCTGCCGCGCGGGCCGTCATCAAACACAACAATTTTATAGATCAGGTCGCGCACGATTGCGCGCATTTTTTCGGGTTGCAATTCGCGCAGGTTTATGCCGGACCACACACGGCGCAGTTCATCCACACTGGCGGCGGCTGATTCTGCGCTGACATCCAGATCATTGGCCTGGGCCAGCAGGGTCATGCGCTGTTTTTGCAGGGCATTGATGCGCTCAATGGCCCCGGCAGCATCCAGGCCGTTTTCGATGGCCTGATACAGGCGGTCGACCTTTTGCTGTATTATGCCGGCTTCCTGCTTGAGTTCTTTGGCGCGCTCTGCGTTGCGGCCATCCGGCTGCAGGGCTTCCAGCACAGCAACACATAGGGCGTCCATATTAACAGGATCCAGCACAATATGTTGAATATAATCAATCACTGCATTCTCTAAGCGGTCAGCGTTGACGCGGTGGGCGTGCGCTCCCCCGTCGTGCTGCCGGTGCTGGGCAGTGCAGCGGTAGTACCGGTACTCCACCGCCTTGCCGTGGCTGTTGTAGCGGTGCATTTCGCCGGACATGACCCCGCCGCAGCCGCCGCAATATACCAGCCCAGAAAGCAGGTAGAAAGCCTTTGCCTTGTACTGGGCGTTGCGGTGCTTGCGTTTATCCATTTCGTCCTGCACGGCCTGCCACTGTTCCGTGGGGATGATCTGCGGCATGCCATTCTCCACGCAAACCCATTCGTCCCGCGGTTTGAGCCTGCGGCGGCTGGTGCGGCCGTCCACATCGGCGGGGGCCAGGCGATTCCAGATATACAGGCCGGTGTATTTTTCGTTGCGCAGGATGTCGTACAGGCTGTTTTTGCCGAATGGCTGCCCCCGGCGGGTTACATAGCCCCCAGCGTTAAGGGCATCTATAATTTCAGTGTAGCCCGCTCCCTGCTGGTACAGCTTGAAGATCAGCTGCACCGCCTCAGCCTCCCGCGGAACAATAGCATACTGGCCTGTAGATTTATCCACCGTATAGCCCAGTGGCGGCGGGCCACCTGTGGTTCTTGCTGTAAGGGCGTTTTCGCGCAGACCTTTGGCAACCTCCTGCGCCAGATTGGCGCTGTACCATTGGTTGATGGCCTTGGTTACATTGCGCATGAACTGGCCCTGCGGCGTGGCGTCAAAGTGTTCCGCCGCGGAAATGACCTGAATGCCCTGCCGGCGCAGCTGCATTTCGACTACCGTCTGCTGATCCGCGTTGCGGAAAAAGCGATCCAGCTTGTGCACGATGATGTATTGCACCCCGGCGGCTGCCGCATCGGCCAGCATGCGCTGAAACTCCGGGCGTTCACCCCGGCGGCCAGAATTGCCATGGTCCTTATACACCTGTACCAGCTCATACCCTGCCGTGGCGGCAAAGGTGACGATTGCACGCTGTTGGGCCTCCAGGGATTCCTCGCGCTGCTCATTGGTAGATTTACGGCAGTAGCCGAAAGCCCGCGGGGCTTGCATAAGAGATGGAATTGTAGCAGACATGATATTACTCCCTGCCTGCCGGATTTCCCGGCAGGGCTTTTTACGCCATATGCAGCCGTTCTTTGCGGCGGTCAAGCTCTTTCCCCTTGTGAAAAGCAAATGCCAGCCATAAAAATATGGCTGGCATTTGCAAATACTAGTTTATCAGCCCAGCTTTTCAAATACCATGGTTGCCTGAATACGGTCGCCGCCCATTATGCCTTTGCTGCCGCTGCTTGTGGTGGAGATAGTATGCAGGCGGTATCCCTTGGCTGCCTGTTCGTTGATGACTTTCTCCAATTCTGTCAGATTGCCGGAACCTGTGCCGATAAATTTTTCTTTCAGGGTAACCTGCAGCACAACATACTGGTAGCTGATGCCAGATCCCTTGGAGAACGTAGATTCCTCTTGAATAGTGTCAAAAATGCCCATGATAAATACCTCCTGCTTTTTATACCGCTATAATAAGCAAAAGCCCCTGCCAACTATTGCGGCAGGGGCTGCTAAACATAGATACAAACGGGTAAATAATATAATTTACCCGCATTCCCCTTGAATCCTTGTATATAAAGTAGCACAAACGGGAAAGAATTGCAACAAAAATACCGCAGTCTGATGCTTGACTGCGGTATTTTTGATCAAAATTGCCAGCGCCAGAGGATCAGGTGGCAACTTCGGCGGCGTTTGGGTCGTTTTCGGTGGTGGCTTGCTGGGCCAGCATTTCGGCTTCGCTGCGCTCCACATTGCGGGTCAGCTGCATGACAAAGCGGCTGATAGACACCCGCGCGGCGGTATCCATGTTGACATAGGTGCGGATCACCTCACGGCCAATATAGTCCAGGTTGTACTGCTGGGCCAGCTGCTCCACCAGGTCGTCCAGCGCCGGGGCGTTGAACATGGCTTCCGGGCCGCCGGTGCCGTTGCGCAGCCAGTCCTCGTTGACGTCAAAAACGCGGCAGATAGAAAGAACGTTTTGATCCGTGACCTTGCACAAACCTTTTTCGAGTTTGCTTACCGCAGATTTGCCAATACCTAGCTGCTTTCCGAATTCCTCCAGCGTCATCCCGCGCGCCTTGCGAACGGCTTTAACGCGATCGTTTATTGTGCCGATATTATCACCTCCCTTCGCGTTTCGTTGCATTTAGTATAGCACAAAAAGTTGAATAAAGCAACAAAAAAATCGAAATTTGGAGTTGACAATGTTGAATCAAGATACTATAATAAGGGCATAAGGTAGAACAAAGACACAGCTAAAGAGAATCAAGACACAAGTTGCTGTGGTATCTACCAATAGTATGCCCAGAAAAGTTCTTCTAATTCTTGCCCTATCTCATGCACAGGGGCACCGCCTATTTATCAATGCTCAGTCTTTTGCAGGGTATAAGTCGTTGTTTTGGGATTACCGGTCCAGTAGGACCAGTAAATCAATTCGTATCCGTCAGTCAAGAGTCGCTTTACTTCGGCAACGGATTTTACAGTGACTTTTTTCACAGCAGCACCTCCTTTCCGTCACGAAAGAGGGTGCGCCCCTGTGCATGAGATAGGGCAGGATTAGGAGATCAATCGTAGAAGACTTTTTGATTCTTTGCCTTTGCGGTGCGGCCTGGTATGCGTGCCTGCGCACCATAAGCTATGTACTGCTGGCATTGGTAGGGCAATTATAGCACGGAGCAATATGACCGCACAAGGAACCGCTGCCGCCCGTATGCGAAAAGCGCCCCGCACAGGGGCAGAAAGGAAAACAGAATGGAAAACACAAAGATGCTTACTGATGAAGAGCTGGCCAAAGAGCTGGCAAAAATGACCCCGGCGGAACGCGCCCAGACTATGGCCTATGTGATGGGCCTGGTGGCCGGCAAAGCCCAGGCCAAGGCCGCGGAACCCACAGGCGGCGCAGCATGACCCCGCTGGAACGCTGCTGGGCCGCTGCCCTGTGCGCCAGTGGGGATGCTGTTGCCAACATGGGCACGGATGCCCTGCGCCTGGTAGCAACCAAAAAGCCGCAGGGCGTTACCAGCGCCGGAATTATGGAGAGCACCCACAAGCTGGCCCGCGCCTGCCGGATCGCTGACGCCACAACCACCAGCACCCCGGCGGCCCAGAAAGCCGCCGACGCCTATGCGCTGGAAGCTGCCATGTACGCCGTAGCATATGAAGCTGCACGCCTTGTGCGGTCTGATATGTGGCGGCTGGTGGCAATGCGGCTGGATGAAGCGCAGGAAGTTGGCACAAGAACGTCTGAATTGCACATCCGTCAGCCGCTGGGCAAGCTGATTATGCGCTGCCACCCGCTGGCCGTGCGCGGATCGACCGCCCAGAACCTTGTGGACGAGCTACTGTACGCCGCGGTAAAGCGCGGCAGGCGGCAGCAGGACTGGGCAAGCGCGCTGGAGGCCGCTGTGGCCTGCGGCTGCATGATGGACGCTGTGCTGAACTACCCGCCCAGATGGGAGAACCAAGATGGAAAATGAAGAATTTGTAATTGCGGAGGGCTTTTTGCCGGACGGCACCCCGGTGCTGCCGGGCGCACGCCTGACCGATGAAGCAATACATTGCATTGCCCCCGTGCTGGCGGAGCTGTTTGCGGCGGCACTGGCACGGGAAACCAATAAGAAAAGCGAGGCATGAACGATGGAAGCCAGAGAATTAAAGGACATGACCGCCGTGCTGCGGTCCATCAATGACGGCAACCCCAGCAACGCAGAGCGCTGGGTGAACCTGACCCAGCGCGTGATCCGCGCCGAATACCGCGCCAACACGGCAGAGCGAGCCGCCGCCCGCAAGGATTGGGAAAAGCAGAACGCCGAAGACGATGCCTGGATGGCCCGCTGCCGCGCCGAAGAAGCCAAGCTGGCAGCAAAAGAAGCGCAGGAAACCGCAAGCCTTTGGCGATGGACTACTGCGGCCATGGCCATTGTGCTGGCACTGGCCGTTGCCTTTGGCACCCACCAAGCGAACGAGGCTGCCCGCTGGCGGTACGAAGCCCAGGGAATGGAGCAAACGGAGATTGTTACCCCGCAAAATCAGGGCACGGCGGTGCAGCCATGACCGTGCTGGAATGGCTGCAGGAACTGGGAGAGGAA